CGGTGGACTATTGACATGCCGAAAAATTTTTTTGGATTACACGTGTCTCTTATTATTTTTATTTTTATTTTTTATTTTAATTTAATTGGGTTGAGGGCTATTGCCTGCTCCCTGAGACAGAGGTGCTCTAGTGGTTTTGTTGGCTACTTAATACCTGGTTGGCATGCCAATATAGGGATAAGGTGTCTGTAAAGGATTTAATGAATCAATCCTTCGAACCATGATGTGTACAGGAGATGTTCGCCGGCATCATTACGAGTTGGCGTCGCCTTCATTGTCCGATTATTATTACGAACATTCTAACAACTGTACTTCGATTCGCGTGGACGTGAAGAAGAAGCGTGGTTTTGGAATAATTTATTTATATTTAATTTAATTTGCTCTTCCTCAAACTGAGTATGGTATCGTACACTTCCATATGCCTCACATAAATCACGGAAAGTAATGACTGTATTCATGTCATTTGCAACCGGAAAGTTTTCCTTGTATATATAAAATTTTTTATGGAAAACTGGGCATTTATTTCTGGCTTCCCGTTGGTACCTTAAAAAGGACCTAGTACTAGGAGCCACCTTGGATAAAGGGGAATGTAATTTACGATCTAACAACCTGCCGTAGTCATCTAATAATAATTGTTTCCTTTTAATAAATAACGACTCGGCCTTTATTTTTTCATTATAAATTTTAAATCTATCTTCGGTTGTTGATACGTCAATATTGGTTAGCCAATTTTCTTCTGTGAAAGCAGAGATAACTCTTGGGTCTTCTTTAATGAATGAATTAAGGTTATCTTCTGTAGCATCAACTCGTAAAACCTGATCCGGCGTTTTAAAATTATTGCCAGAGGGAGTGATGTTTCTGCGTCTTTTAAAATTTGTATTATGTAAGTTAAAAAGCTCGACATCTAATATATCAAGCTTGCGCAGTTCACTAGAAGTTAAATTAAGATTCAGACCTATTGGTTCAGGCAAAGTTAATGATTGCCCGTAATGTAAGAGGAACCTTTTATGTTCCCTCATGTATATAAACCTGCACGTTGCCTTCATTTTTTGAGGCATATGTTTATAGAAATAGTAAAAATTACGTGCGGTTTCGAGATGACAATTTGTTTCTGGTTTTTCCAACATGCCAAACCGAATGTTAGACATTTGGTACAATTTCTTTTTGTCATACTCATACCAAAAATAGGTTGAATTTAAGGATGCGAATTTCTTCGATACAGCGGTCTTACCTGTAGATAATTTCATACCAAGTTTGGATATATTGGTAGACCAATGGTTATATTGTTCCAAGGTCATACAAGTAAGGAGATCATCACCGTTAATTTTTATTTTTTTATCTTTAATATCGGGGCAATAAAATTTCAAACAAACATAATTATATAAACATAATAATGGGAATGAAAGAAAGTTTCCCATTAATTGCCCTCGAACCGGTTGAATGATCTCTCCGTCAGTATACTGAATCTTTGAAAAGAGTGAAAGTTCAGATCTGTAACGGATATGCTCAGGGATCTTACATGCGCGTGACAAGGCGGTCTCTAAAATTAGTTTACTGATTTTTGGATTAAAATTGTCAGTCGCGCTCTCATAGTCCGCCGAGATGAAGAATTCGCCTTTGGCTAATCTCAATGAATGAAGACTTTCATTATTACAGTCTCCTCGGTGTAACCACTCAAATTTAGATATATGATCATACATCATTTTATGAAGTGGTTTTAAATAGAAATGCTCGGAATTATTAATTGTTATTCCTCGAGCCTTCCCTTTATCCTGGATCAATGTGTACTTGACGAGAGGAGCATTTTGTAAGAAGTAATCTTGTTTTTTCGTAAGATACTCTCGATACTCCTGCTGCGTTCCTTCGAACCCATTATGAACACCACCATTTTTTGTGTTTGATTCTATACATGAAGTTAATGGTTTGGTGGCTGCGGAAACGTATTTTTGATAATTCCTATCCCAATTAGTTGGAAAGAGGCTTAATACTGTTTCCCTCACATGCTGTTCGAAACCTTGAGGTAGATCGTCACAGACGGTCTGCATTATTTTTTTATGCTTTGCCTCAAGTTCCGACATCATGCACGAACACACGCCCGGTTGACGCTTTTTAAAAGATACAAGGGTAGAAGCATAAAGAATCTGCTCCTTCCGTGTTCGTTGTTCAATAATGTGTGTCAAAGGGTGGGTTTCACCAGAGAACAAACTATCTAAAAGCCCAGAGGTAAGATATTTAAACCTTCCAAAGGCTGCCTGACAGTTTTGTATATGTTCTTCTTCAAAAAGTGAAACACCAGGAAATGTGATACCATATAAACTCTTAAAAATGTTTATATTATGGGTCCACGTACTGATGACACTGTTGACTTTCTTTGTACAGTCAACGCCCCCCTTTTTGCCGCTTTGTTGTAATTTTGATTGCGACATTGCTATTTAAACTTTAAAAGTTAGTCTAGCTTTAAAAAGACAGAGAAATTTTATTTCTGCTATCCTCCCGGATGTATAATATGAT